TTCTCTGTTTCCACCATTATCATAACCAAAAGTAACATAATTGTAATATGCACCTGAATATTCTGTTGTTCCAGTATCTGAAAAAAATCTTGATCTTAAATTTGTATCAGAAACAAATCTTATTTTAGCTATTCTCACAAAATATGAATTATAAGTTGAAGAAAATATATTTGAAAAATTCATAGAAGCTACACTAGAGCCAGCCGCAATACTTGATTGTGCTACTTCTACTAAAGTTCCCCCAGCATCAGCAAAAGATAATTGACCAATACCTGTTGTTCCTGAACCACTTACACTTGCGACTTTTAAAAAAGTATCAGCAGTAACATTTCCTGTAGGAAGTATAAGCTCATAGCTTTGGCTATGTGAGTGGTCGGGCGAAGAAATTTTTACACCATGTGAATTTTGTGAGCAGTTTAATTGTATAGTTCCATTTTCAGAACTACCATCTCCTTTAACTGTAAGACCAGCACTAGAACTTTCACTAATTAAATTAAGTTTGTTTTTTGTAATTGCACTATCAACAACTGTAGTTGCTGTTCCTACATCATTAACATTACCTAATACTAAAATAAAATCTATGACATCACTTGAAGTTAATGCACTAGCAAAAGTTAGTGTTGAACCTGAAACAGTAAAAGAACTTACAGGTGCTTGTATCGTACCATTAAGAGATACGATCATATGATTAGCTGATTGTGGCTCAAAGTTTACAGAATTTTTTTGCATAGTAAAGCTAGCACTTGCACTCGTACTGATTGAGTCTAGTAGGGTAAACGAACCTGATGTGGGGGAAGAGCCTATATATGCCATTATAATTTATCCATTTCTGCTTTTAATAATGTCCAAGTAATTTCTGAATGAGGACAAGTGGTTGTTTCAATAGCAAGACCGTTTTCATCTTCTCCTGTTTTCCACCTTATATTTTCAAATAATTCTTTTGTAATTGGAACATCATCAACATAAGTATACTCAACACCAGATTTAAGAGTGTTAATTGCAGTTTGAAATTTTTCGCTGTTTGTCATTATGCGTGTGTTATTTCTTGTAAAGTTAAAGTTGTATTACTTCCAAGATATGCACCAAGTAAAACTTGATTTCCACCATCACTTTTTACAACTGGACGATATCTTACAGCAGAAGTAGTATTTGGTTCATCAATAAAAACAAAAGACAATGGAACAACAATTCTTGAATTAACTCCATACCATTTACCCATAGAATTACCCCCTATAACTACGTTGCTACTTGATATTTCTCTCCACATACCAAATTGAGCTTGTCTACCTGAAGCTTCATTATCTCCATTACTAGAAAAATGAATAAGTATTTTACTACTTGCTGAAGTCGGTGTTATACTCAAATCAATCCCACTAAAATGTGTAAAACTTGTAGACGCTGTTGCCACTGTTGCACTTGAATATGCTGATTTTATTTGTAAAACTTTTCCAGCACTTACACCTGTTAAATTAGCACCACTTATAGCTGGTAAAGTTCCTGTTAAATTACCTGCTGTCAAAGATGTTAAGTTACTTCCATTTAAAGCTGGAAAAGTACCAGAAGTTATCTTAGTTGCTGGTAAATCAGGCACATCATCTGCTGTTAATGGTACTGAGGCTGGTTGTACTCCTATAAATCCCATATTATGTAATCTCTAATATACTTAATGTTGCGTCTAGTTTTGCCGCTACTGAACAATCAATTTGTAAAACATCAGTTGCTTGCATAACTATTTTACCACCTGTCAAAACTTCAAGAGTAGAGTTAGCTGGTATTGTAACTGTTGAAATTAATTTTACGTTTTCATTTGTCTCTGTGTCTGAAGTATCAGATTGCATATTTACTGAGGCTGTTACTGATGTTGTGTGAACATTACATAATAACAAACCAACAATAATTGTTTGAGTAGAACTTGGGCAAGTATAAATAGTAAGAGGTGTTCCAGCACTTGCTGGCATAGCCGCATTTGTTTTTACTTTAAAGGTGTTAGCCATTTATCTCTCCTATCCTAATGCGATCGCTAAAGCGGCCGCTTGAGGGTCAGTTTCTGAAATTGTTCCTGTTACTGACATTACACTTGTAATAGCATTACTAGAAATGTTGATCTGAAACAACTCAATATTATCTGAACCATCATTTATTTTTACTTTAAGAACTCCACTTGTTCCGTTGTCTACCCACATAGTTCCTGTAGTAACTGAAGCTGGTGCTGAACTTCCTATGTGCATAGAGTTCATAGCACCAAGAATATTATTTAATTCGGTTCTAAAAGCCGAAAATCCTTGATTTGCTAGACTTACATCAGATACTTGACTCATTTATCCTTTTAATAAATTATTATGAAGAACTTTGCAACCCATAACCTTTTGCTAAATAATCAAAAGTTCTATCTACTGCTGAACCACTTGAATTGACAAAAGCTATAGTAAAACCATTAACAGTTTTTGAACTAATTGTGAAAACATCTCCTGTAGCCATATTCTGAGCCGCAATACCTATAGACGGAACAGCAAAAAACGGATTTGTATATGTTATAGTTCTACTACCTGATGATGTAACTAAGTCGTTCTCTGCAAAAATTCTTTCTTCCATATTTAATTTTATGGCTATATTTTTTACATTACTTGATGTTTGATTATCATCATTTGTTAATTTTAATCTAAACTTAGCAAACTTAAATTTAAATGTAGCTGATTGAGTTATGTCTACAAAGTTAGTACACCCAGCAAGAGAAGTAGTAGAAGTAGCTATTTGTACTCTATGAAATGCGTGTATTTGTTCTGTGCCATCAAAAGGTGCTTTAGCTTCATCAAATAACAATGCACCTCGTCCACTATCAAACTTATCATAGGGATTTTCTGCATCTAAAGTTATTGTAGGCTCAATATTGCCATCATAAATCTGTGTAAGTGATAATGAATTACCAAAATTATAAAAACCTTTTGCATCTCTATTTGTGTTTGAAAAAGTAGGATTTGATGTTGTATCAGTTCCACCTAAATCAAAATCTCCTGAGGGACTATCAAAGTTTCCTGTAGTATCATCAAAATTTGTTTGGGTATCTAAAGTTAAAATAACATCTCCGCTATCATCAATTTTTACAGCCAAAGGAAAAGTTGCGTCCATTTGATCTGCCGCATCTACTATATCTGGTGTTTCAGTAAAACTTGATACAAGTTGATAAGCCTGAATACCTGATATGTTTGTTGATACAATACTAGCCTCTGCTGAAGTGTTACTATTTTTATCAACTGCTTTTATTAGATAACTACCTGTTCTAGCTGGAACAATAGCACTATCGCATTTTCTTCTTGGACATCTAACTAAGTTTGAAGAGTTAAGCCAATTAGCACCTGATAAAGTATTTTGGTATCTAATTTCATAAAAAGAAATATCTAAATCGCTTTCTTGACTTGGTGGTGTCCAAGTTAATTTCATATGATCTTGTCCATGCATTTCAACAGCAAAATCTTCAACATTACTTGGTGCTTCAACTCCACCAACAATAACTCTAGTTGTAGATACAAAAGTTGATTTAGAACCTATGGTGTTTACTGCTCTTACTCTTACTTGATACTCAGCCGCATCTATAACATTAAGATGTTGATATTCTAATATCTTACCAACTGCTATCTCTCTAAATGAGTCTGTTACTGTATTTCCATTTTGATCTTTCGTTTGTTTTATTTGCACTTCATAGTTATCAACAAAGTTATCAGGGGAAGCACCAACTGTTATAATTAATCTAGTGATAACAATACCATCAGCATATTCTATCAGTTCATCAGTTAATGTTACACTAGCTGGTGGCTGAACACTAAAAGGATTTGGAAGTGTTGTATCGGGTATAGTTGCCACTTCTTGTTGCGTTCCAAAAGTATAGTAAGAGTCTTGATGTTCTGTAAGTTGTAAAGCAACTGAACAATCAGGATTAATTGTTGTTGATAAAACTCTAAAAGGTTTTGCACTAAAAGATGGTGTAGCATGAGTAATATTCACAATATCCCCAACCACTAATTCCATAGCATTTGCATCAGCAGTAAGAGAAACATCTAAACTTGATCTTGATCTTCTTAAAATTATCTCAGCCATTTCTTGAGCCTGATAAGGATTTGCAATACTTGGCATATCAAATCTACCCTCTAATAAGATACCACCATCAGCAGTTTTCATTGTTGCGTGTTGATCTGCTGAAGCTAAACCTGTTTCATCTACAGGTGGAAACTGTGCCTCATCTACTTGATAATTTTTATCAGGATTTATAAAAGTAACTATAACTCTATTATATCTTTCATTTTTGTTTTTACTTGAAACTCCTATCCCACCAATAATATTATCTTCGGTAAGAGTTATTGATGCACTTCCTGAGCTTTCAACTGTTACTTGATATTTACCAGCATGATAATTTAAAAATGCTCTTGAGCCAGTTAAAAATTTATTAACATTGTCTATAACTTTTTGTGAAGTGTCTATTACTGCATGGCTATCAATCAAATCTATTTGAGATGCACCAGAAAAAGGTGTTATGTTTGTATCACAAATGTCCCCAGCAGTTTGAAAATCTGCATAGTTGCTATCAAAGTATTCGTTAGCAATACCCATTCCATATCTATCGTTTCTTAAATAATCTAATAATTGATAAATCGGATTGTCTGAATATTCCCAAGTAGAACTTGTATCTTCTCTATGTGAACCTGAGCCACCTGTTTTTGTTCCATCAAGATTTGGATTATAAACTTTCTTACCTTTAACCAATGCGTTTACTGTAGGAATAGAGCCAAATGCGTCTCCGTTCCATTCAAATCTAATTGCTAAATAAGCGACTCCTCTTAGTCTATGATTTGAAGTCCATGATGTAAGTGTATCTAACAAACTTGAAGCTGATTGTGAGTCTGAACCAAAATGAGGTTCTATTTTTATTAGACTTGCTGAGTCTCTAAAATAATTACTATCTGAACTAGCTACATCTCTTTGAACATTATCTGCAAGGTCTCCATCAAAAGTAACCTCATTATCATTAACAAATATTTTTGTAATATCATCTATCTCTCCCTCTCCTAGTATAAGAGCCATGTATAAATATTGATTATCTGTTCCTGAAGTTTCTAAAAAAGCTAAAGTTCCCCCAACTTTTCTTGTGCCATAAATTACAGGAATTTGTCCATTTGCGGCTGTTTTGTTTAATAGTATTCCTCTTGCAATATTTTCTGCTGTACTATCAAAGTTAAATTCTGGTTCATCAGGTTTTCTTAACCAAGTTAATGCAGTAGAAACTATAGAAACGAATGAAAGTATTGGACTTAAAAAGGGAACGAATTTTGCTATAGCTTTACCTAAAATTGTTCCTGTCGCTTTTTCTACAGCTTTTTTAATTATACTTCCAAAAGGCATTATTCTCTACCCCATCTTATGTCTTGAACTGTCAATGCACTAAACTCAAAACCTTTATCTCCACTAAAAAATCTTTGCTGTGAATTATCGCTTGTTCTTCTTCCTGATACCTTTTCAAAATTACCCCAATGTGAAGTTATATTTAATCCTAAAGCGGCTGTTGTCGTATCATCTTCTATTGAATATTGATCTATGAAACCATCAAACAATAAAAAAGGGTCAGATATAATTGCGTTACTGCTATTTAAAAATGCTCTATATAATTGAACTGTTGCGTTAATAATATTCTCATTCAGGGCAATAGAAACAAAACTTTGATCTACACCTGATAATGTAAGATTAAATGAGTTTTTTATTGGCTTAGAACCCTCTTGAGCAGTTCCTATATTAAGAATATGACCTGATGCAGTATAAGTTCTTGAAGTTCCTGATATACTTGATGTTAAATTAAAACTGCAATCAGTTAAATATTGTGGTGTAGAAAAGTTAAGATCAATTAAATGAACAGGTGCTATATTACCTGTAGCTAATTCAGTTTTTACAGAACTTGATAATCCTCTTGCCATTACAAACTCTCAATAACATCAAACTCATAATTAATTAAAATATTATTATCTTTATCTATTGTGTTAGTTGGAAACTCTTGAACATCAGAATTAAGATGAACTGTAAAAGTAATGCTATCATAATTCACTTGTTCATCATCAGCTAAAGCATCTCTAAGAGGTGGTTCTATAGTTAGTGTTGATGCGTTAGAACTTGGTGTTACATCTTCAACAATCATATAAACTTTGCTGTGATTAAATTTAATTAAGTCCCCAGCTTTAAAAGAGCCAGCAGTATCAGCCGCATGACCATCAACTGTTATTGTTGTATCTCCAGCAGTATGTGAACCATTGACTCTTACTGTTCCTGTTTCTGAACCCTGAGCATTAAAATAGCTTGGAAAAGTGATTGTAAAATTTTCTTTTCCTGATCGTTGTTTGATTATAAAAGCCTGTATAGGTGCAAACTCAGTTCTAGTTTTTAATGGATAGCTAAGAGTAAAAGTCCATCTTTGACCATCAATTTGCCTACGAAAAGTTTTGCCACTATCGGTTGTACTACGCAAAGTTCTTTGTTCACTTTGAAAGTTAATAGCTTTGAAATCAACACTAGGTAATGCACCACTCATACAACAGCCTGTCTCCCTGTTTCATTAACAGCACTATTTATCAAACTAACAATAGTTCCTCTACTATTAGTTAATAATTCATTGAACCCTCTAGCATCAACTGTATTAATATTAAATGTAACAGCAACAGGACTACCACCCATTTTATTATTAGCAACAATATTACCTGATTGATTTGGAACAAAAAGCTCAGGGCCTTTTTCTCCAACAATAAATGGTTTACCTTGCGATACAGGGCCACCTTTTTCTCTAAAGCTAGTTGATTTAATTTGAGCAACCAAAGCCATACCTTTTGCTAAAGCTGTTGCCGCAACTCCAATATTTATAGGAAAAGGATATTGACCAAAAGCCTTACTTGCTGATCTTATTGCATTTATTGTAGCCTCAGCAATTTGAAATCTTTTAAAGGCTTCAAAAGCGGTTCTGTTTAAACCACTTATTGCTTGTAATCCTGATCTTGTATTGTCTAACATTTCTTTATTGCCTTGTTTTTTTAGAGCAATCAATTCTTCTTGTTTTCTTTTTTCAGCTTCTATCTCAATATTATTTAATCTTAATTTTTCATCAGCCATATCTTGAGCAATTTTCATACCCTCAATTTTATTTTCTAATAATATTCTATTAACTTCCTCTTCATGTGCTTTTTTATCAGCTAAGGCTTGTTTATCTCTTTGACTCATACCTGTTTGTTGGTCAGGTCTTGTCATAAATGTAATTGGTTTAGTTTTTTTTGCTTCTTCCTCTACTTTATTAAAACTTTCAGCTAAATTTTTGTTAAAATTAATTGTTTCTAAGAGTGTTGGGTGTAAGTTTCTAAAGTCCCCATCTAAACCACCTACAACTTCTCTAAGAACTTTTACTTTTTCTTTTTGATCTTTTAAACCATCAGTTGTTTCATTATTAGTATTTATAAAACCTTTTAAATCATTATCTAAAGCACCAAGAGGCTCAATAAGTTTTTGTGTTCCACCACCCCCTTGATTGATAAGTTGATTTAGTATTCTTAGTTCTTCATTAAGTTCTTTTATTTTGATTGTATTGTTTTCGTATTCTTGACCAACTTCATTTTCTAACTGTATTTGTTTTCCCATATTAAGTTGTAACTCTGGGAAAAATCCATTTGTTTCTCCTAATGCATCATGTTGCTCTTCATAAGACTCTGTGAGATTTTTGTTTTGTTGTGTTAATTTTAATATTTCTAAATTTAATTCTGTTGCTCTTTTTGTTAATTCACTTAGAGAAAGTTGTCTTAATTCTTCTCTAACATCTCTTACTTCTTCTTTAAAATCATTTGCCGCAATTTTCATAGCCGCAAAAGAAGCCGCTACTAATGCCAAACCTTTTGCACCTGATAAAGCTACAAGACCTGATGTTTGTATTCGCATCAATCTTATGGCATTTGTTATTCCTATAATTACACTAGCTAATTTAAAAGCTATAAATCCACCAACAGCCGCTTTTAATAATGTAAAGTTATCAGCTAAAAACTTAATACCCTCAGCTAATCCAACTACTGCTTTAGCTAAACCTTTTCCAATATCTGTTGCTACTTCATCTAAAGTTTTTTGATTTTGTTTTAAAAAATTATCTAAATCGCCAAACTGTCTTTTTAGTTCTGCAAAAAAACCAGCATCTAATAATGTTTTCTTAAAAGTAAAAACTTTATCATTAATCATAGATAAAGTTCCCTCAAGTGTTTGTGCTAATTCATCAGTTGCACTTCCAAATTGACCACCATCTCCAAAGACTCTTTCAAATGCTTCTACAGTTTCCTCTATTGATACTGTTGCACCAGCTTTGAAGCCAAGCATATTTCTAACACCTTTTTCTCTAAATAGATCAGCCGCACCTATACCAGCACTAAAAGATCGTTGTATTTGTTCAGCCGCAGTTCTAAAATCTAGTCCTGTAGTTGCGGCTACATTACCTGTAATCTCCAACATCTTTTGAAGATCGTCAGCATTATCAGTAACAGTAGCTAGTATTCCTGAACCAGCTTGTATTTCTTCTAATGAAAAAGGAACTTGAGATGCAAATTTTGTAAGGTTTTCAAATGCTTTTGCACCCTCATTCGCATCTTTAAGTAAAAACTTAAATCTTGTTTGTAAATTTTCTAATTCTTTACCTGTATTAATTAGATTTCTAATTACTAAACCAGCACCTAAACCAGCTAAAGCATTTCTTACATTAAATACTGCTGATTTAACTCTATCTAAACTACCTTTAACATTGTTTAATGCTCTTTTGGATTTATCCTTAGCAATAATATCAATATTAACTTTTTTTGTAGCCATTATCTTCTATTCATTCGTTGTTCTTGTTCGGCTTTTTCCTGTTGTATTTGAAAATAAGCAATCCACATATTAAACTCTTGAACAGGCATTTGCAATATGTCTCTTACTGACATATGTAGCCTTTCTCCTAAGGCTAGGACATTATAGAGTTCTGGGTCTGAGTTTAGTTTTTTTTAATGTCAGTAAGATTGTCTTGGGACATAATCGCTGAAGCTACTCTTGAAATAACATCAGTATCAGCTTTCATTTTAAATTTAGGCTTATGAGATAAGTCAAACATCTTATCGCCACTTTTTGTTTCAGCTTTTTGTATTATCACATCAACCAAAACACTAAGGTCTGAGTCGTTAGCACCTTTAAATAGTTTTGCCTTTTCGTTCATGGTAAAGGGTCTCACATACATAGCTTTATCGCCCTCAAGACCCCATTCAGGAACTTCAATTATTTTTACTTCAAGAGACTCAAAATGGTTTTTGACTCCCTCAAAGAAATCTATTTTATCAGCCACAAATTATTATACTGTTGCCTCAGATACTCCACCTGTAAATTGAAAAGTAAGAGTTCTGCTAATAATTCCGTCCATAGTAACACCAACATCTCCACCTGTAACAATAGCTGTTCCTGTGAAATATTTGTCTCCACTATCTGCACCCTCTGGGTATAGTTCTAGTGTAGCACTTGTTCCTAAGTTTGCCGCTTCTTGAGCAGTATCAGTTTCGTCAAAATGACATTCAACTGTTGCTGTTGCGTCTCCTCTTAATGCTTTATAACTTTTCATTGAGTCTGTTAATGATGTATCTTCAACTGTGTCTTGAGTTTGGGATAAAGTAAATGAAGTTACTTCCCCTACTGTGTTTGACCCAATTTTAACAACACCATTTAATCCTGTATGCGTTGCCATAATTTTACTCCTCTATTATGTTTGTTTCTTCTTCTTCTAAATCATTTTTCGGAAGAGGTCTATCTTCTTTTTTATCTTTCTTAAATCCTTTTGCAAGATAATTTTCAAGTTGGTCATCAAAGATTTCCATCTCGTTTTCTCCATCAGGAAAGTATATTTTTATTCTTTTAGCCATTATGAAGTCCCCCTAACAAATTCATATAAAACTCTTACCACAATTCTCACTCCACCATAAGGAAATAATACACCCTCATCAGAACTAGCCTCAACAATCTGAGTATGTAAAGCATTTCCATTTCTTGTAATGTCATTATCTAAGGTTTCTTCTACAACTTCTATAAGTTGATTTCGTAATGTATCAATATTTGAGTCTGTTCCTTTTACAAAACCAACTATCAAAAAGTCTATTGTTCCTTGTCTTTTTCCTGTCCCTACATCTCCAAGAGATAGCAT